GCTGGCCCGCAGTGAAAGCGGCGCGTTGATTGCGCACATGCAGAACGTCGAGTTGATCCTGGCCAATGACGAACGTTGGGCCGGGGTGATCAGCTACAGCGCGTTCAGTTCGAAGATCGTGAAGCTGCGTGCGGCTCCTTATGGCGGCGGCACCGGCGATTGGGCGGACATTGATGATGTGCGGGTGATGAAGTGGCTCGCGCAGCAGTACAACTTGCGGGTCAAGGCCTCGCATGTGATCGAGGCGGTGAGTGTGGTTGCGCATGACCATGCGTTTCATCCGGTGCGGCAGTACCTGCGCAAGCTCGAATGGGATCGCGTGCCGCGCCTGGAAAGCTGGCTCACGGACGTCATGGGCGTCAAGGCGACCGACTACTCGTCCAAGGTTGGCAAGCGATGGATGTTGTCAGCCGTGGCGCGGGTGATGAAGCCGGGCTGCAAGGCTGACTCGGTGATGATCCTTGAGGGCGCGCAGGGCGCTGGTAAGTCGACGGCGATGAGCATTCTCGGCGGTGAGTGGTTCATGGATACGCCGTTTGCCTTGGGCGACAAGGACGGGTTTCAGGCGATCCGGGGCAAGTGGATCGTCGAGCTGGGTGAGCTGGACAGTTTCAACAAGGCCGAGAGCACCAAGGCCAAGCAGTTTTTCTCCGCGTCCACCGATACATACCGCGAGAGCTACGGCCGCCGCACAATGGACGTGCCGCGTCAGTGCGTGTTCGTTGGTACGACTAACCAGGACGAGTACCTTAAGGACGCTACCGGTAACCGGCGTTACTGGCCGGTGGCGTGTACCAAGGTGGATCTGGATTTGTTGCGTTCGATCCGTGAACAGCTCTGGGCCGAGGCGGTGTTCTGCTATGACGCGGGCGACCTTTGGTGGGTGACTCTGGATGAAGCGGCACTGTTCGCCGAGGAGCAGGACGAGCGCTTCGTAGTGGACGAATGGGAAACGCCAATCTTGACCTGGTTGGAAGAGTCGCAGATCGGTGAGACCACGACTGGCAGTGAGGTGTTGACGCAGGCGCTCAAGCTAGACCCGGGGCATTGGGGCAAGCCCGAGCAGATGCGGGTCGGGGCGATCCTGCATCGGTTGGGATGGCGACGTTATCGGCTCGGGGCCATGACCAAGAGCCGGCAACGACTGTGGGGATATAAGAAACCTGCGGATTGGGGCAGGGCGCCTGCTTTGGAACAACCTGCTTTGGAACAACCTACTTTCGAGGAGCCTTGCTTCGATGATTAAGGAGGTTGATTCGTTGCTGAAGCTGTGGGCTCAGGAGCTGCATTCCGAACATTCGAAAGGGGGGCTTGCTGGGGGGAACATGGTTGCCATGATGATTGAGAGCAATGGGCAACTGATCCGTGGGCGGCGTGCCTTTCGTGCACCGCTGGAGAGCTCTCTCGACATCGAGCTGATCGTGAATAAGCATCTCGCGCCCGAGCTGGTGACGGTTGTGCGGGAGCATTACTGCACGCCCGATGTGGATATGCGCTTGCGTTACGCCCATTGCGGTTGTGGTCGCGACACCTACTACCAGCGTCTGCATGACGCGCATCTGGTTATCCTGGGCATGTTTATGGGGGTGGCTGCTTGACCCTAGGCATGGCTCCGGCAGTTATTGTCCTACCGGCCCGCCTTGTCCCACTATGTTTTGACGTAGTGGGACAGGTGCGGGCCTTGTCTTTGAAGGGTTGTCCCACCGTCCCACCTTGGAATGCCACCCGCCCGCATATGCGTAGCAGGCAGCAGTGCGCGCGTTTCACGCGCAAGCGTGTTCTTTAAATTCTACCTTTACACGAGAAAGTAGAGAAAAAAGTAGGACGGTGGGGCGAGGCCCCTTATTTAGGCGCTCTCAGGCGTCCCACCCCAATTCTAAAAGGTGGGACGGATGGGACGCCGCCAAAACAACAGAATGCCGGGGTGAGTTATTCGCCTACATTCGCTAGCCGTTCACCCCACATTCACCACTTATTCACTGGGTGGCATTAAACCGGGGTTGCTGCCACCGGAAACGACCTGTAAAAAGTAGTCATCTTCGATAGGTGCGACCGCAGAGAGCGGCAGGCACCCACCACCAAACCCGGCCATTGCGCCGGGTTTTTGCGTTTAGGGGTTGGCGATGACAAACGAGCAACAAGCGCTGGCAGAGATGCCGATCTGGTTAGTGATCGTCCTGGCCCTGGTCGGCGGCGTATCGGGGGAGATGTGGCGAGCCGACAAGGACGGGGCGCGGGGCTGGGCATTGTTGCGCCGGCTGGCACTTCGGTCTGGCGCCTGCATTGTCTGCGGGGTGTCGGCGATGATGTTGATGATCGCCGCCGGCATGACGATCTGGACGGCGGGCGCCTTGGGGTGCCTCACGGCGATGGCCGGTGCGGACGTAGCCATCGGGTTGTACGAACGATGGGCTGCCAAGCGGCTGGGCGTCTGCGAAGTCCCGCCAGCCGGGGGTGAACAGGGGTGACGCACCGATCTGGTGCGCCGAAAACCGCCGGGGACCCTAGGGGTATCTGAAGGACACGGGGTCGGAAACCCGCGGGAAACTGTTAGCCGCAGACTTCCCAGCTTACTGAAATTTCAATCATTGAAATCTTGAAAGGATTCATTGAAATACGTTGAAAAAGGAGGGCTCATGACAGAACCAACCTACCTGTCGAAGAGCGCCTTCGCGGCCCGGCTCGGCAGGTCGCCGAGTTACATCACCTGGCTGAAAGACAACAACCGTTTGGTGCTTTCGCCCAATGGCAAACAGGTTGATGTACATGCCACCGAAGCGCTGATTCGCGACACCGCCGACCCGAGCAAGGCCGCCGTTGCTGAACGCCATCAACAAGATCGGATTCAGCGCAACGTTTACAGCCAACTGTCGACCCAAACCGAGCCGACTTCCATGGCTGCGCCGCCGCTGGCGGTTCCGACGACAGACAAGCATCCGGATTTTCAGAAGGCACGCGCGCACCGTGAGTTCTACTTGGCGCAGATGGCCGAGATGGAGTTTCACAAAGCACAGGGCTCAACAGTCGAGGTTACGGCAGTTCAGTCCGGGGCATACAACGCCGGTCGCATGCTTCGCGACACGTTGCTGGGTATGCCTCCGCAACTGGCTCCGGAACTGGCGGCCATGTCGGATCCATGGGAGATCGAACGACACCTGACTGCAGCGTTGAGACAACGGCTTGAGGACGCCGGCCGTATGTCCTCTGAGGAATTCGGCCACACACTGGATACTAACTGGGAGGTGATAGATGAGCCTGACCAGATCTAATGGAGCGACGGTGTACTGCGAGGCTTATTTCCGGGGGCTTCAACCTGACCCGGATGTGTGGGTGGACGAGTGGGCCGACGAATACATGCGTATTCCGCGTGATTCAGGTGCCGCTGAGCCCGGCCAATACCGCACCTCTCGCACCCCTTACGCACGTGAGCCGATGCGCTGTTTATCGCCAGCTCACCCCTGCAAGCGCGTCGTTACGATGGTGGCTTCGCAGTTGATGAAAACCCAAATCGCCTTAAATTGGATTGGTGGCCTGATCCATATGGCACCGTCCAATATCCTGACACTGCTTCCGAGCCTTAGCCTGGCTAAGCGGGTGTCATCGAGGATCAGCAAGACCATCAAGGCCACGCCCGTTCTGCGTAAGCGAGTGGCGTCCAGTCGGTCTCGTGACTCCCGCAACACGATGGACACCAAAGAGTTTGAAGGTGGTTCGCTGTACGTGACCACTGCGGGTTCCGCGGCAAACTTGGCCGAGCTCTCAGCGCGCTATGTGTACGGCGATGAGGTGGATCGTTGGGAAGTCGACGTCGGAGAGGAGGGTGATCCCATCGAGCTGGCAGAGACTCGGGGCAGTACCTTTGGCCGGAATGCCAAGTTCTACTTCTCCAGTTCACCAACGATCAAAGGTGCTTCGCGTATCAGTGATCTGTTCGAGTCCAGCGATCAACGTTACTTCTACGTGCCGTGTCCAACTTGCGGGCACAAGCAGGTACTGGAGTGGGAACGTTTGCTCTACTCCAAGGATTACCAGCTCATTCACTACCAGTGTGCTGGGCCTGAGTGCGACGTGTTGATCGAGGAGCACCATAAGGGCTGGATGCTTGCCAATGGCGAGTGGATAGCCCATGCCGAAGGTGATGGCGAAACGGTTGGCTTTCATCTCAACGCGTTGTACTCGCCACCAGGCTGGATGGACTGGCGTACGCTGGCCAGGCAGTACGAGAAGGCCAAGCGGGCACAGGCGAAAGGCGATCTTGAACCGATGCAGGTGTTCTACAACACCCGCCTGGCCAAGGTCTGGGACAGCGCTCAAGAGCAAACCAAAGCCGATGTTCTTATGGACCGGGCGCGTCTGGAAAGCTACGGCCTCGGCTCAATGCCGTCCGGTTCGCTGATGCTTACCGCCGCCGTCGACGTTCAGGCTAACCGTCTAGAGTTGATGGTCATGGGCTGGGGCTTTGGTATGGAGCGTTGGGTGATTGATCACAAGGTGATCTCAGGCGACCCCGCTGATGAGCGAACTTGGGCGGTACTTGATGACTTGCTCAAAGCTCGCTACCGGCACCCTTGCGGTGTCGGCTTGGCGATTCTTGCCACGGCTGTCGACTCCGGGGGCCATCACACCGATGAGGTCTACCAGTTCTGCCGCATGCGGCGCTGGCGCAACATCTTCGCCATCAAAGGTGCGAGCAAGCCCGGCAGACCGGTGATTGCCCAGCGGCCCTCGATGGTCGACGTGACCTGGAAGGGTCAGACCGAGCGCCACGGCGCCGAGCTGTGGTTCGTCGGTACCGACACCGCCAAGGACTGGATCTACAACCGTTACCCGTTCCCGGATGGACCCGGCTCGCTGCATTTTGCCAACGATTTGCCGGACGACTTCTTCGCCCAATGCGTGGCAGAACGCAAGGTCGCTCGCTACGTCCGCGGTCATAAACGTGTCGAGTGGATCAAGGGCAAAGCCGAGCGCAACGAAGCACTGGACCTGATGGTGTATTGCCTGGCCATGGCGCATTACCTGGGCATCAATCGGTACCAGGAGCATGACTGGGACCGGGTGCGGCAAGCCTTGGCACAATCCGGATTGTTCGACGATGCCCCGGTCCAGCCTGTCCATGCCCCGCGTGTTGAACAAGCCCAAACAACCGAAACAGCGCCGCCGGCTGTTTTCCGGCAAGCCCAGCTGGCACCGCCTACACCGGCTGCACCTGTCGCACCCACGCGACCTGCTGCATCGCCATCACCACGCCGCAGCTCTACCAGCGGTTATCTGAAGAGACGCTGATATGTCCTTTACCCAACAGCACCTCGACGTAATCGAGAAGGCCATCGCGCGCGGTGAAAAAACCGTTCGCTTCGGCGACCGCACCGTCGAGTACCGCACCATCACCGAGCTGTTGCAGGCCCGCGACGAAATTCGCACCTCGCTGCTCAACGCTGCCGGGCCACGTTCGCGCGTGGTCCGGCTTTACCACGGAGGCAAGGGACTGTAATGGCTCGTTATCCGACGCTAACCCGTAACGGATTCTTGCTGCCGTCGAACATCAAGGCCAGTTACGAAGGCGCCGGGGAGGGCCGTCGTTCCGCTGGCTGGGATGCGCCCGACAATGGCTTGAACTCCATCAACACTCCGGCGCTGCGCAACCTGCGTTCCCGTTCGCGGGCCGCAGTGCGCAATGA